GTGATGACATGACTAAAATAATTTATCCTGATTACATCCCTAACTGGAGCGGTTCACGTGGCAGACTTTACCCGTCAAGGGAAGAAATTTTAAAAACGAATCCTCAAACTAAAGGATTAAGTGAAGCCCAAAGAAAGCTAATGCAGAGACATCATATAGATTTAGACAGAATGAACCCTGACCCTAAAAATATCCACATGCTTGACCCACAGACTCACGAAGCAGTCCATAGGCAAGAAAGAGCTTTATCTAGTGCGTTAATCAAAGCTGGAATTGTCGGCTATGATAAACGAAACCCCCATTATTTTGTCAAAGATGACCACGTTAAGCAAGTTTTAAAGGAGTTTTTTAAAAAGCGATGAAGGTAATAGGAATTGATCCAGGACTAAAAGGCGGTATCGCTTTCTTAGAAGATGACCATTTAATCCAAGTGGTTAAAATGCCTACAACTCAGTTAGAGACCAAGACCAAGAAAAAAGTTAAGCAGATGACAGTTAAGGAAAAGAAGCTCCATAAGTCTAAGCAAGCGGTTTACAAAACTAAGACTATCGTAGATTCTAAAGTCGTATATGATTTGATTACTGATTTTGAACCTGATCTGACGATTATAGAAGAGCCTTTTGCTTTACCCACAGAGAGCAGGCGTTCCACCACTACCATCGAACGAAACATGGGTAGGATACTAGGCATTATCGAATCTCAACGATATAAACTAGAAAGTGTAAGACCGCACAAATGGAAAGGATATTTTGACATTGGAGCAGATAAGGAAGAAGCTATCGCTAAAGCAGAAGAGCTTTACCCAGAAGTTAATCTGATTCCACCTAGGGGAAGGGTTAAGTCTGACGGAATGGCAGAAGCTATATTGTTGGCGGTCTATGGAGGAAAGAAGAATTAAATAATTTCTTTATAATGTAAGTGGCAAGAAAGGATATGTTTAAAGTAGGAAAAAACGGAAATGAAAAAAACTGAATATTCTAAGTCTTATTATGAGGCGAACAAAGAAAAAATAAGACAACAGCAGAGAGATTATTATTTAAAAAATAAAACTGATGAAAGTAATTGGAGCGAATCCCAGAAAAAATATCATGCAGTAAGAAAAGAGTTAGCCAAGACTAAAGCAAAAATTAAAAGGGATGAAAACAAAGAAGCCATTAAAGAAAGAAATAGAAGTAATTATTTAAAAAGAGTTTCTTTGAAATGTAAGTGGCAAGAAAAAGAATAATGATAACAGGAGAAAACGGAAATGAGATTTTTAATTAATTTTTTTAAAACTACTATTGTTTTTGGTTTGTTTGGTGGTTGTGCCTACATTGGCTATCATTTACCTGATTGGCTTTTACTTCTCGGAATAAATCCAGAGTTAATATTTTTAGTATTTATATTGTTATTAATCGCTGGTGCTGCTGCCATTAAAACAAGCTGGGAGTGCAGGAAATGACCCTACCAAAACAAAAAGAACTCTTAAGAAAGGAACTTCAATACCAATTAAAACAAGCAATTAAGGAAAGCACTAAAGAATGACAGCAGAAGAAGAATTTTGGGATTATTTTAAACAAAAATTCCCATCTTTTACTCAATTAAAAGAATCAGAGACAGAACTAGCTTACGGATTTAAAGATAAAAGAGAAGCTCGCATTTTTGCTGCTCTTCACACAAAAGAAGGTAAAGAAGTCTCTATCACTCCTCGTAAGTGGAGAAGGAATTTCTGGGTTATCATTAAATTATGAACTACACGAAAGAAGAACAAATTGAAATACTTGAAGCAAGAAAACAAGATCGTGAAAGACTAGCTGTGACCGCCTTTAATCAAGAAATGAAAGTTAAATATAGAATAGAAATAAGGCATATAGACGAAGAAATTAAAACACTGAAAGGTTAATAAATCATGAAAGTAACTAGAATTACTCCTTTTGATATTGTTAATGATCTTGAGATCGCAGGATATGACCCTTTAAGAGTCAAACTAAAGAAAGGCTTAATCGTTTCAGTTAGAGAAAATTTTGACGTTTCAGAGGAAGAAGTTTACATCCCTCGTGGTTGGTGTTCCGATGGAGCTTCTATACCTGCATGGTTTCAGCCCTTAATCGGTGAAGCAGTGGCTAGGGATTTTATGATTCCTGCTATCGTGCATGATTATTTATGCGTAATGAAAAGTAAATCTCAAATGTTTACACATTCTCTTTTTAGGGAATTACTTAAGATGGAGGGCGTGGCATTTTGGAAACGTCAAGCTATGTTTATTGCTGTGTTAGCGTGGAATAGGAAAAAGAACCCTAAATGGAAATAGTAACTGATTTAAGAAGATATGCTTTTTGCAAGTGGTTTAATCACTTGGTCTATTGGGGATAAGAAATGAAAATAATAGCCGATTTAAGATTAAACTTCCTTTCGGTATTAGACTGGGTTCAACATTTGATTTATTGGTATGGATGAAGATTTTAATGAATTAATTAATGATTTAGTTAATTTACTGGAAGGTAATATTGATTATGATTCTGCATGGGATGAGGAATTAATTAATAATTTGCCTGATTATTTAGCCTAATCTTAACTATCATTAGCTACAACTAAAGAGATCATAAAATTACCCTGCTCGCTCCCCAGCCTTGCAGGGTTTTTTTTACCATTTTCCCGACATCGAAAATATGGTAGTCAAATAAGATTACCCAGTCTAGCAAAAGGTTTTACTGACCGTTGGTATTAGCTACGCTCACTAAAATCAAATAAGAGGTAAAATATAAACATGCCTATTCTGAACAGACAATTAACTTCTAACATAAGTCTCTATGAGCTTTTATTTACCAGTACAGTGAATAAAGTTGAAATCCTACCTTTTATCGAAAAAGCATGGAGCATAGAAATTGAACGGAACTTGCAAAGAATTGCTGAAAGATTACAGATTATCAGAGATTTTTATGATAGACCTTTGATTATCACATCAGGATTCAGACCTACAGCATGGGAATTGAAGCAAGGACGTAAAGGCGGTAGTATGCACACGAAAGGGTTTGCTGCCGACTTCCACATCATTGGAGTACCATTGGAAGAATTATTAAAACTTGTTAATTCTACTTTCAAAAAAGGCGGTAGAGCTATTAATCCTAGTGCTAATTTTATTCACTTGGATTGCAGAAGCGATTATGCGACTTGGAATTATTAATGATTAACGAAGAATTACTTTTAGCTAAAATAGAAAAATTCTGCACAAAAAATGAATTGAAAATTAAACTTTTTTTGGTTTTTATTTTTACGTTTATTTTTGGAATAATTTTAACTCATTTATTAATCGCACCATCTTTAACTGCTGCTTGGTTTTCAATAGCCTTTTTGATTCAGTCTTGGCTTAAAAAAGATTAAAAAAAAGCCCTCAAGAAGAAAATCAAAAACTTGAGGGCAGAAGGAAGGATTCGGAAATGAAAAAATGAGTTTAATTAACTCATTCAATATTATAACTTAAAAGTTAAGAATAAGTTATTTATTTGCAAATTTTCCTCGCCAAATCGTAACAGTACCACCTTTCTTAACTAATTCGCAAAGCCCATAACCTTTTAGGATTTGATTAATCCCTACCACTGAAGCAGCCGTAATTTCAGGGAATTTCTCTTTCATTAATCTTTGAATTTCTTGCATGGCTATAGGCTCATTGCCCCTAGCTTGATAAATTTCAGTTAAAGCTTTAGTTTGAATTTGCCTTGAATGTCGCTTGTTGGCTATTAAGTGAGACCAATTCCGAGAGATAGAATCATTGTCGAGAGCTTCACACATACTCAAGAATAAATCAGGTAATTCCCTGAAGATCAAATCTCCGTATTGCTTTTTGGTTTCTTCGATTAAAGAGTAATAAAACTCTTCTAAGTATTTCTTTTTTCTTTTCGTTCCAAAATCCTGCAAAGGTAAACTCATAAAACAAATTATATATTATAATAAGATTTATGAGAAAAGCTAAAGTCTACACTAAACCTGCTAAAACTAAACCAGCTCCTAAAAAAGCTGGGAAGTAATTAGTTTTCTTTGACTAAACAAACGTGAATCTTGTCTATTCTATCAGCAAGGTTGCTATGGTTTTTATCAATTTTATCAATTAAGCTGCTTAAAGACTGGTTTAAGTGTTTGACGTCGCTCACTAACTGATTGATGCTTAAATCTTGTTGGTGTTCAAGTTCTTTAATCTTTTCTATTGATCTTCTATTGTCGTTAATGTTTTCATCTTGGCGATTTGATTTTTCCTCCAAACGATCTAATCTTTTATTTGTTTCAATGTTTTTATTTTCGATTCTCCCATCCACTAAAGGCTCTAAATTTTTCCAAAGAAACCCAATTACCCCAATACCTGTAATCATTGCTAAAAACCCCATGAAGGCAGTTATCCATTCGGGAACATTCGCAGTGATTAAAGTCTCTGTCATTTGATTACTACTTTAACATCAAATATTTCGCTTGTCTTACCAGCTACCAAAACATTTAAAAAACCATTAACGATGTTAATTTCGTAAGATAAATTAGGTTTATTTTTAGGCGTGCCATTTACAAAATAACCCTTACTTAGTAGTTTGCTTTCGCCACCCAAATTTTGGAATATTACTTCTTCTTCAAAACGCACAAAATTTCCAAGACCAGAAATCGCAAAAACCGAAACTATAATCAGTGTATTGGTCTTAGGCAATTTGTGGTGTGCGACTAACGCTAAATCCTCTGAAAATAGCTGTTTCTCGTAAGTAGGGTATTCTGCCCCGTCTAAGCCTTTATCACCTTTAAGCCCTTGCTCCCCTTGCTTACCATTAAGATCACCTAGATTCGCTTTCCACTCCTCAAATAAACTAGCTAACTCTTTCTTTGCAAACTCATAATCAAATTCTGCATCTTTACCATTAATACCATTGATACCGTCTTTGCCATCTAAACCGTCTTTACCATTAAGTCCATCTTTACCGTCTAGCCCATTTTTACCATCAATGCCGTCTTTGCCGTCCAATCCATCTTTACCATCAATGCCATTGATACCATCTTTGCCATTAAGTCCATCTTTACCAGTGTCGCCTTTCTCGCCACTATTACCTTTTTCACCTTTAAGTTTGCCAATGTTTTTTTCTATAGCCTTTTCTAACTTAGAATTAAACTCAGCTTCAAATACTTCACTAATTCTGTTTTTTAAAGGATTATCAAATCTGTCTGTAAACAGTTCACTAACTGCGATTAATTCATTTGTTATTTTTGCTGCTCCTGCTGTACCGCCAAACATTATTCTTCTCCTTAACTTAAATTATACCGTGATAAAAAAGCAGAAATATTTTCTTTTTCTTCTGCATCTAAAGTAAAAGTTCTTTCGTCTGATGGGTCGTCAATATTAATCAAAGACACAGACCACAACATCTCTGAATCTTGTGATTGCACTGTTAAAAATTCTTCTGAAACTGGCACAAACCTTATCGTCACGCTACCCTGCGTAAGTTCTAATTTTGTATTATTCTCTACTACTTTAAAGCCATTAATCATAAATACCCCTTTAATCTATTTGTCTCCATTTTACTGTAGAACCTGCTAATGCCGTGATAGCAATATTAGCGACTTCCGAAGCGAAACGTGCCGTGAAAGTAGCGTCTGCTGTCGCTCTGATAGTTCCTGTAATGTTAGCTAAGTTGTTTCCTGTTGTTGCTGACGTGGCGTTAGAAGCCGCTGGGGAGTCGAAAGCTTGAATCCGTGCGTTTCTTGTTGATGTGGTCGCAGTTAAAGAATACTCGCTGGTTAAAGACATATTAGCTGCTGTACCAGCCGAGGCATTAACTCCCCACCTAGACCCTGTCGTGGTTGCAGCCGCAGTGTATTGAATGTTAAATTCAAATTCATAAAGTTTTCCGCTCAGGATAGGAAAATTCAATCCTGTAACGTCTTGCATTGTGTTCGCAATCGCATTGTTGTTTATTACATTGGAAGCTAAAACTACTATCTGCATCTCTGAGCTTACAACATTCGTTCCTTGATTAATGGATTGTTTCACGCTGCCTGCGTTGGTCAAGACTTGAAACCCTTGAGAATCCGTATATTGTAATGTTTCCCCGATGGATAGAACTACTGAAAATAATCTCCTTGCACCTACTGTAATGATTACTTGTTTTGACGTAGTATCTAAGTTAAACACATTGAAAAAATCAACAATTCTAGTTTTACCACTTGGAGCAGCAGGAACTAAACTAATAGCGGTAGTATTGTTGCTGTCTGTCGCAGTAAAAGAAGGAGTCAATTCTCCCACGGCACAGTCACGAAAAGAAGCGTAGCAAGGTAGCTGATTTGTGGTTATTGTACTACCAAGCTCTAAAGTTAGATTTGTAGCATCATTTAATATAATCATACTCTAACAAAACTAATCCTTTTGATTTCCTCTTGCATTGCTGTAGATATAGGCATATTTACTGGTTTAACTTTTTTAGTAGAGCCAGTAATTATACTCTGCGTTGTGTCTGAAGTATCAACAAAAACAAAAAAATCGTTGTCCTTATCAACAACTGTTCCCTCTGTTAATGCAGATATTTTATCGTCAGCCATTCTCTTTTAAAAGTCCGTCCCCGTTCTCTTGTAGTATTTTAAATCCATCTTCTTGCAAAATGTAAAAAGTCTCGACTGGACTACCGCCACTAGCTGCCTGCCCAAGCATTAAATCTAATTCTAAATCTAATCCGTTACTCATCTGAACTATACGTTATCCTTAAATTGCCTGCACCACCAATCGCGTGAATATATCTTTTGGCGTTTGGCACAGTAAACATTTCAGTAGAACCATTAAAAACCTTATTAGGGTCAGTGCTTGCATTAACTGTCATTGGGGTTGCATTCCCAAATTTGAAAACGATGTCTGCCCCATCGGCTTGAACTTTAACGCATACCGCACGGACAGGGATAACCGCACTTATTACAGTGCTACCAGTCATCGGTAATACTTCACCATTACCTACTGTATTAAAAGCCTGTATGCCTTCGCCATTACTATTTGTCGTTTGTTTCATTTGGTTTAACCTTTAAAATTTCTTCTAAAGCTTTTACAGCAATTAGTTTTATTTTTATTATTTCTTTTTCGCCAGTCTCAGGGATTCTAATGTCATTGCAAGTTACCTCTAAAACTCCGTATTTTTTCTTTTCATAGCTTAAAGTATAAACACCATTTGCTTTAACTACATCCTCAAATGTATTAGAGATAGTTTGAGACTGCCCGAAATCATCTAGTGTAATAACTTCGTATTCTTTGCCGTTAATTAATTCTTTTGTTATTTCTTTATACATAATTCTATTTTACTCCTTTTTTTTTGATTTTTAAACCATTTTTATTCGACTCATTGGAAGGGATCGCCTATTCTAATTTCTCTGTTTAATTTAACAGCATTTTTCAATCCAGTGCCTCCAATCCCACCATTACCACCAACACTACCATTAGGATATGGTGAGCTACTTGCTCCCCCTCCACCTCCAGCCCCTGGACTTGCACCACTACCACCAGCGGCAGTTATACTTCCACCAGTTTGTGAAAATGTTTCGTAACCTACAATTATTGAACCAGCAGTGCCACCACGTCCACCAGCACCGCCACCGCCGCCGCCGCCACCATATCCATTAGTGCTAGTTCCGTTACCACCAGAACCACCTAAACCACCGACACCACCATCTCCCCCAGAAGCAGAAACAAGCCCAGCTGTTTGAGATAAAGCTGAACAATAAAGCCCAATAAAGCCACCACGTCCACCAGCACCGCCACCGCCGCCGCCACCGCCGCCAGCTCCATTACCAGAACTATTCCAACTAGCCCCGTTACCACCGTTACCACCGTTACCGCCAACGCCGCCACGAAGGTCAATGTTTGCACCTAATATAATATTTTTTGCAATAATAATTAATCCACATGCTTGATTGCTACCATTACCACCAGCTGATCCAGCTGATCCACCTCCAGTACCCCCAGCATTATTAGCACCAGTACCCCCAGCAAAACCACTTGCACCTCCACCGCCAGCACTGCCATTGCTGCCAGTACCATTAACACCTGCAGAGTTAGTTCCACCAGCACGACCAGGGTCAGCTCCTTGAGCTCCAAATCCTACAGCACCGCCGCCACCGCCACCGCCAGCTGCCCCAAGACCACCATTACCACCGATAGAGCCAGAAGTTCCATTAACATAATCTGGGAACAAATAATAACCGTTAGCTCCGCCTGCTCCACCAGAACCATTACTACCAGTTGTTTCTAAAGTATATTGATCGAAAATACCAATTAGTGAACCTAACTGCCCGATGATTCCGCTACCCCCTAGATTAAATGTATCAGAACATTGAATAATAGTTAAACCAGGACTAAGAGTAACTAAATGTCCTGAATTAACTGTAAAATTTCTAAAAGAATAAAATAACGCATTAAGTGTTAAAGAGCCAGTTGTTGAAAAATCAGAATCAGAGTTAGTATTTTTTTTAAGCACCAACGGTATTCTTAAATCAGTCGTGTAAGCAGATCCTTGTAAAATCTCAACATTTCCACTCCCTCCAGTCCCTAAACTTATTTTACCCATTTATATTAATCCTTTTAAAATAATTACATATTTATCTTTCTGTGTATCAAAAGCCACTTCAAGTAAACATGGAACATCAATGTAAGCGGTAGTTCCTTCGTGTCCTTCTATGTCTTTTCCGTTGCCGTTTAAATGAAATTCTTTTCCAGCACTTGCCTTGATTTCAAAACGATTAATAGTTGCAATATTAGGCGTAGCATGTAAATTTGCGGTAACTTTTTGACCACTGGTAAGATTTAAACAATTAACTAAATAATCCCCACTTGGAACAGTTGTGAAAGAATAATCGTTACTATTAGGGGATTCTCTTAAAACTCTTGAAAGCCATGTACCATTAACTATTTGACCCAAAGCATCTACTATTTGTTGCGTAAGCAAATATTGATCTTCTGCTTTATTCCTCCAATGAAGAGCTGAATAACCTGAACCACTTGGTACTAAACTGTCTTCTGCATAATTAGCGTAATTTCCTGCTAAAGTAGCCGAAGCACTTGCTGCACTTGCCGAACCACTAGCGTTACCTGCTTGAGTGGTAGCTATCCCTGCTTGAGTGGTAGCTGTAGAAGCTGAACTACTTGCACTTGCTGCACTTGCTGCACTTGCCGCCACGCTTGGGGCTATTGCTGCTGCCGAAGCCGTTACTGCCGCATCCACTGCTTCTACTGATACCCTGTTGGCTACATCCACAGCATCTTGAACAGCCATGACATTTTTATCTAAAACTAACTCAATATCAGTAGTGTTAAACTGCGTAACACTTGATATATCAGTATTTTGAACATTAGTTATACGCCTAGAAATTCTTACATTTTGTGAACCTGCTGCTGGGGCAGAAAGGAAAACTATATTTGCACCTGGAAATTTACCTTCTACTACTGCACCAGTGGCATTAACTGTATAGTGAGTTGTTAAAGTTTGTAAAACTCCACCAACATAAACTTTAAAATCGGTATTCGCTGTATATGGATATGGATAATTAAAGCTCGTTTGAGAGCCGTTCCCATTGAATATCTGCGTTTCTGCTACTGCGGATATTACCATACTTTAATTATATCGTATATTTAATCAAGGATTAATTCGCTACCCTGTGCTTCTGCTGCTTTTTCTAAGCGATCTCTATAATCGGGATCCCAAAGCTCAAACAGTGAACTATAAACAGTTGCACTTAATGTTCTTGATAAAAAATGACCATACATTAAAGGCCCAATGAATGGGGCATGAGTAACCATATCTCCAACATCTCTAGCTGCTCTTTCAGGCTCACCGCCAACAATTCCACCTGCTGCACTTGCTAAACTTAAACCCGTATTCAATAAATCACCCGTCGCAGGGCCAGTTATTCCAAGTAAAGTTTTTCCCATAGAAATACGAGCTATAGAACTTCCTTCTGTTGCTGCTGCACCTGTAGCAGTTAAAATCTCTTGAACAAATGGCAAGCCTGCTGCTGCTCCTAAAATACCAAGCCAGTTTTGAGTAACAGTACCTATATCATCATCTGATTCAGGTAATAACATACGTGGGGTTTTGTTAGCTAATAAATCTTTTACTATGGCTAGTCCTGTCATCATTGCGATAGAAGTAGTGGCAAATGCACCTAATGAAGTATATTGCTTGCGGATTAAAGCAGGTAAAATTATTTCTTGTACTAATGCTACTGGAAAGCTTTTAAGTTGAGCAAAATTTCTAAGCAATTCACCTGTAATCGTCCCCCTTTGTGTTCCTCTATTGAATACCGCTTTGACTGTTGCACCTGGACTTAAAACCCTTTTATCGGCTTCACGTCCATAAGCTGAATGCCAGTTTAAAATAATGTCATCCTTTGCTTTTTGAATCCCTAATGCTGTAGGCTCTTTTACGCCTTTCTTAATTAAAAAAGCTTTTACTTCATCATTTGTTAAATCATTAATGAACTCTGAACCCAAATAGGTTTTTCCATTTTCGCCTGTTTTAACTCTGCTTCTGACTAAATCCCAAACGTCCTTTTCTATCCCTAAATCAGAAAGCCAAAATTTATGTATATCTTCTAATTCTTTATAGCCTTGATTTGCAATGTAACCAAAATCCCTAGCAATACTTACATAAGATGATTTTCGGTTAGCTTTGGTTAATAATTCCATCCCATTGTACTGGTAAACCGCATCATTAAATTTGTCTGAGACATTTAAAAACTTGTTTAAATTCCCATGATTATATTTTCCACCTACTTCAAAAGCATTAGAACCAACATCAGCAAAACGATATTGACGGCTTAAATCAAATAACGAATCTTCTAAATGTGCTTCTGCTGTTTCCCAAATTTGTTTAGCCACTTTATCCCCATATTGGACTTTAGTTAATTTAAACATATTAGCCATTTCTTCTGTAAACATTGAAAGCTGTCTCATTGGGTTGCCGCCTGCTACCATGCTTCGCCTTGTTGATTTTACACTTGCATCTGCAATGTTAATAATTAAAGAACCGCCCATCTTTACCGTGCTGGTAGTTTTTCTAAAAGATTGAGCTACTCTTGCTAAAGTAAAATTATCAGGCTTATCATATCGCCCTGCAAGCTCCCCAAACTTTTGATAATTAAAATCATTTTCGTCAAAATTCGCTATATTCTTTCCATTTGCACTAAGCGTTTCACGATTAGCTTTTGAATATTTTTGTAAAAAAGTAGATAAGCCTGCTTCGGGATTAGTGCCTAATTTATCTATCATTGCTAAATTTCTTGAAGTGCGAGCTATCGACTCTGCGGTATTCATAAGAATATCTCCGCCTCCAAATTCTTGCTGCATTTCATCCCAAAATTTAGACTTAACAAATATCTCTCTTTTCTTCGTTAAAATATTCTGCAAATCAGCCCCACGATTATAAGTGCTTTGCTTTTGCACTAACTCTTTGCTTGTAAAAGAGCCTAACCCGTCTGGGTCTGCTTTTTCAACACCCGTTACAACATCAATATAAAATTCTCTAAGCCATTGATCTTTTTGCACATCATCTAAATTAGCCTTCCCCATGCGTTGCCAGTCAAACTTAACCATCGCTTGCTGGATAAAGCCTTCTTTATTCGCTCTTAATTTAATCGTATCCCATGATTGAAACCCAATGCGGCCAGGTAAATATTTTAATGGGATTCCTGCCCTTTCCATTCGTACCCTTAATTCATCATTCATTCGCTTAATGACTTTAGCCATTTTGTAAAGCGGCATATCTTCTGCACTAATGCTTTTTAGTGATCTTCCTGTAGGATTATCTGCCAATTCAGCGATAAACATTGTTAATTTTTTCGTATCCCACTTTCTACTAGGGTTTAAAAATTCTTTTAAAGTCATCTGCCCGCCAAATTCTTCATCAAATATGTTAGACATTTGAACTTGGAACTGATTAAAAATAGATTTCTGTCTTGCTGAAATACCATTGATTAGCTCATTGTAAGCTATTTCAAATTGAAATTTACCTTTAAAAGCCTTTTGCTCATTGAAAAGTCGCTCTAAATTTTTTCCTTTTATTGCGTTTTCAATGTATGACATTTTTTTTCTAGTAAGCTCTTGAGTTTTATTAACAAGATCACGACCCACTGCGTTAAACAAATCTTCATCGCTGCCCTCTTTTATAAAGAGCCTTTCTAAGTCTGCAAGCATATCTCTTGCATCAGCTTCCCTTACTAACCCTTTTGTTGCTTTAACTATCTCATCTATACACTCATTCATTATCTAGCTCTCCTTAAGCAAGCCATCGCTACTTGCAAGCCTTTTAAATTAGCGACTTCTATATCTGCTTGCTTTGCTTCGTCTTCTATGGCTTTAATTATATCGGGGATGTCCTGTTCAGGTACATTCATTTGCCTTGCAAGCTCTTCTAGCTCCATGTCTTGAGCATTATCTAATTTGTTTAATTGTTGTGTTAATTCTTCTGTCTCTTTAGTTAAGCTTGCTGCGATCTCTTTTTCAACTGCTTTATTTTCTGTAAATGTTTCTTTTAAAACCTTTTGTGCTTGCTCTAATGTCATCGCCTGCATGTTCTGCCTGCCAAATAAATGTTTCGTGTAAGCTGCTTGTAAGTCTTTGTCTGAAAGGTTTAATAAATCTTTGAATTTAAAATTATCTGTGATTGGGTCTACTAAACGAAAAAGTTTAGCAATGTTTATTCGTGTTGCTTCTTTCAAAGTAAGAAAACTCTCTAAAGATAAAACCTTTTGTGTTCTTATGTTATTTGCAAGTATCTTGTATTCGTTTAAAAATTCTTCAAATGTAAGCTGAGATGGATTTGTAGGAGTAATTTCAGCAAATTTTTCACTAATTCTAGTAGATTTAATATATCCTTCTTTTTTTGCTTTCGCTAAAGTTTCATCAACAATATTATTAAACTCTAAAGTCCTTGAGGCTTCTATACTAGATTTTTCAAGTAGTAAATTGTTTATCGTTTTTTGAATACTCTCAACAATTCCCACATTCCCTAAATTTTCGTTAAATGCTTTTTGGGTTTCTAGTGTTGCTAATTTTTGATTTAATTCTTCTGCATATTGAATTAAATATTGAGTTTGAACATTGCCCTCTCTTTTCAAATAACTTTTAAAAAGCAATTCATTTCTAATTTTGTATAAATCTATATCGCTTAAATTATCTATTTCTGCTTTAGTGATAATTCCGTCTAAAGAGCCTGCATTAACTAAATCATCTAACTGCCTTCTTAAAACTTCTGATTGATTAACTCTTTGAATTGCTGTGATAATTTGTGGGTCTGTGATCTTTCCCATCTCTACATCTGCCATCATCTTAGAGACAGAAGCGGTTACAGCATCAACACTTAAAACCCCACCTGAGACTATATCATCAACTAATGTTTCTACATTAACATTCCCTTTAATATAATCGTCTATTGTCTTTCCAAAAATTTCTAAACTTTTGTCTGCTTGCTTCCCAACAAATAAACCACCTAAACCGCCTGCTCCGCCTGCGATAGCGATACTAACCAAGCCGATAAACTCATCATAATCATAGCCGTTACGCTCTGCTTGTGCTTTTATCCCTGTCTGTAAAATCGTTTCATAGATTGCTTCACCTACTGCTATCCTTGTAATTCCTGTAGCCGTACCTGAACCTAAAGCAAACGGATTAACTAAGCCTAGCTCTACTGCTTTTTCTAATGCTCCAAATTTCGCAAGTTTATTCGTGCTAATTAAAAACTGAGCGACTTTGCTTCCTGCTCCCATTATCGCACCGCCAGCTAAACCTTCTGCTATTGCTGGAACTGTTGGATATACAAAACTTTGCAAAAACCATTCTAAGCCTTTATTATCTCTGCCTGCTGAATCTAAAATCTCTGTCCTAGTTTGATTATCAACAAATTTATTAAAACGTAATTTAGCGATAGATTCAGGGATAGGCTCATTAAAATTTAACTTCCCTGCTACTCCGTATTTTTCTGTTGCTTCTGCTGCTGAAAGGGTTAAGTCATCTTTCTTGAGTCCTTGCATTAATCTTAAGCCTGTCTCTGCTGCTGATTGAACGCCCCATGCTGTCGCTGTATTTGCTTCAAAGCCTTGTATTAATCTTTGTTGTGCTTCGTAATCCCCTGAATAAGCAAATAAATCAGGGTTTGTTTGAACCTCTAAATTATCATAAGTTTGAATGTTAATTGGACTCATAGTTAAATGGAGAATTTATCCTCAGTTAAAAATAAACTGCGGCTAACAGTAGATGGCGGCTTAGGTTTAATATTTTTCGCTTCCTCTGCGGTTACATCTAAATATTTAACTTGCACCCCATCTATTCCAAGAATTAAAGGCATGTGGTAAGGTTGATTTGAATTTGGAATAGTATAAGTAACATAAAGCCTTGCTGTGCCTGTATTCCCTACTGGTTTAAATACTCCTGTTTTTCTTATTTCAGCTTCATATTTACGCTTTAAAACTGTCTCTCTAATCCCTGCAAGTTTTTCCATTTCAGGACTTAATTTAACTACTTTATCTAATTCTTGAGTACCAGCTTTATACATGACAGATTCCTCTTCACGCCTATTTACTAATGTTTGTATTGACACCATCTCCCCCTTAACTAAAGCATTAACGTATGCTCTAAATTGCTGCTCTGCCTTCGTGTCATTGCCGTTTACTACATACTCTTTAAGGGTACTCATTTTTCCTTCACCATTGTTATAAACAAAACTCACTAAAGCGTCAAATTGCTTTTGGCTTAAGCCTTTGCCAGTACGCCTAATTCTTTCTGCTTGAATGTCATTTACAATATCAATATTACCTTCAAGATGTTTAGCAAATCTTCTGTCTGCCTCTTCTTTTGTGATTTTTTCCCCTGCATAAGATATAGTGCCTCTTCCAATGCTGTACCTTCCTGCATCTGGGTAAGCTTCTAATTTGAGGTCTTCTTTGCCTTGAATAAAAGATAAACCTTCTTTGCTTAATGTTTTTCTTTGCGTAAAATCTTTACCTTGAATTATATCTATATCTTTTTCGCTTATATTTAATCCTTGTTTTTCCGCTTCAATTAAAACTTCATCCCGTGATTTATCTAAAAGAGATTTAGCTAAAGCAGGCATCATCCCCGTTGATTTTGTTTCGCTCGTTGCCCGTAACGCATCCCAAGTGTTATTTTTCCCAAATAATTTTTCTAAAGAATATGAACTTTGTAAAGTTTTATCCCCTAAAAAATTAAGATAATTGGCATATTCAGGAGTTGCATATTTTTTATGAACAGTTATCGGATTGCCTCCTTTATTTTGCGTTACATAGTCCTTGCCTAATGTCATGTTAAAAGCTTCATTAACTATGTCTTTTTCTGATCTAGTTTCCCCTCCTTTAGAAGCAATACGCAAAGCTAAATCGTTTAAAATAGCTCGGTTGCCTGCCACAAAATGAGTTTGACCACCAGTAACATTAGATTGATTTTCAAAAGCTCGAATGTATGGCTTTAAACCAGTTTCTATCAACTCTTCTATTTTCTTTCGCTCAATTCCTTTCGGTACGACTATTGGGGTTCTTAAAGTATTAATTAAATCTGCTGATGTTGTGCTTGTTTCGCCATAAGCTAGTAAAGCTAATGCTGATGGTTTAGTTGTTGTTCCGTCTTTTTCTTTTGGTAAATGTTTGCTTAATTCTGAAATTAAAATATCTCTAGGCGTTAAACTTGTCCCTGTTAAAGTTGGTGCGTTTGAATAATCCCATTTTTTAAAACTATCAAGAAGCTGTCCTATCTCTTGTGCGTTTCCTGACGATAAAACTGTAACTGCTTGCTCCTGCTCTGCTTTAGTGAGTGGGCTTATTCTACTTCTGCCAACAATAGTGGCAGCTTGAGAAGCTATTTCATTGTAGTAGCCTTTATAATCGCCACTCGCTTTTAAAAGTTGAGCATTAGAATTAATTTTAAGAACTTCCCCTGCTGGGTCATCTTTAAAAGCTTTAATTGAATCTGCCGTTGCTGTCTGAATTAAGCTTATTTGCTTTTTAATTGAATCTGCTTTTTGGTAGTCTCCCCCGCTAACCGCATTGTCTAATTGTTCATTTAAACCCTTTAATTGATTTTGAATATTGTTTAAATTACCCGATTGAACGCTTATTGTTGCTGCTGCGGCTTCTTCTGCTAAATCAAATTTTGTTTGCCATTCTTTTTTATCTTCCTCTGTTGGAGCAAATTTTAAAACTCTAGCCTCAAAACTTAAATCACGTGGAGCTTTTGCACTATTCCTTAAATCTAAATATGATGTTGCTTTGGTTTTAAGATTAGCTTCATTCTGTGTTTTATATTTCTCTAAATACGAATTAGCTAATCTATCTGAATCAGCTAAAAGCTGCTGGGTTAATTCTGGACTCATTGAAAGTCTACCTGACGTTAAAAAAGAAGATAGCTTATCCTGCTCTGCTGTTAATTCTTCTAAAGTGATATTCCCTTCTGCATACTGCCTTTCTAGCTTTTTTGTATAACCCAAGTAACCAGCTTTACTAAAAGAATCTTTTAAATCTTGCTCTGCTGCTGGTCTTTGTTCTGCTGATAACCCTGCAAGTGATACCGAGACTGTATCATATTGTTTGTTAATTTCTAAAGCAGTTGTTTCTAAATCTGCATTGTTTGCAATTTCATAAATAGCACCCTCTCCCTGTGCTTGAATATCCATTGCATCTTGTTTTGTTTTAACTCGTTTAGTCTGCGTTTCCCATGCTGCTGACCTGCTCAAATAATCGCCTTCTGCTTTCGTTGCAAGGCTTTCAAATTTTTGACGAACATTTTTATTTTTAATTCCGCTCAGAACTTGGCTTTTAAGTGTATTAAACTGAACTTTTTGCTTTTCAACAAAATCACCTTCAAAATTATATGTTTCTTGAGCTTTCATCAAGCTTTGCTCATAATTTACACTAAAATCATTAAACTGTTTTACCGCCTCAATATTATTTTCAGTCTCAACACGCTGATCTATAATTTGACCGATACGGTCAATGCTTTTTTCTGCTCCTTCTGCTACTCCACCAAAAAACGCATATCCCATAATTATTTACCTTCTTTTGCTTTGTATTCTGCAAATTCCCCGACTGCTTCACCAGTACCTCTTCCTAAAGCCGCTAAAGCTGCTTCACTACCCAAGACTTTAGTTTTGCCGATCTCTGCTTGAATTTGACGTTTTTGTGCTTGCTTTTGCAAAGTTAAATCAAAAGCTGTATCTAAAACTTGATCTAAAACTGAACCTGAATAACTTATCCCCCGTTCACCCAAGCCGCCCATAACCTGCCCTACACCTTCCGTGATCTTTCTATTCCATTGGATAGATAGCATCTTCTCTTGTTCTTGAAGTTGTTTAGTAACATAATTCGCTCTACGTTTAGCTGCAATCGCACCAAAAATACCTTTTGCGAAATCTGCTGTCGCTTTAGCCGCCATTGCTGCTGTTGCTGGGTCTACCATATATAAAAATTATACCCTTGAATTTGTTTATCAAGTTTAAAACCTAACCATTGAGCAAATCTATTATTAACCTTACTTTCCTTTTGAACATAAGCCGCAATCCCTGACCTGCTTTTCAAATCCCTTTTAATTGCCTTTAAAAAACTAATTTTTTCTTGATTAGTCAATAAAGACATTCTATAAAAATCGCATGTTCCATCTTGATAGATTGAAGCAGTTGCAATAAGCTTATCTTCTCGCTCTAAAGCAATGGTTTCAGCTCCCTTTTCTCTTATTCTATCTAATACATACCCGTCTATAATTTGATCTAATTTGTTACTTGATCTCGTTAATTTGTACTTCATAACTTATAGAATTAATTTGTAATGGGGTATTTGTTGTTTGGCGAATCATTAAGGTAGGACTAACTGTACTACTAGAGCTACAATGTACTTCTTTTTCACCAGTAAATAAAAGCGATGGTAAATTTACATTATCCGTTACTGATCTAAACTTAACATCCTGCCAAAATTCTGAACCTTGCATTATTGTCTTTTCATCTCTAAACTGAAAATCCATGCTATCTACAAGATTAAAAAATATTCTTGTAATTGCTTTTAAATCTTTTTTGTTGCTTGTTTGGGATTGAATATAATCTATTGGCTTAATTTTTGCTGTAGCATAAAAACTTGCCCCTACTTGATAATCATTTGCTGGTGTGATTACCTCGTTTTTAGTTAGGTAGTTAGCGTAAGTCGTTTTATCCACTAAACAGTATGTAGCAGGCAAGGTTGAAAGATTATAATGTCCTCCAACACTAGCATCTAAAGCTACATCTACTAAATATTCTCTAGGTTTATATGTTGTACTAACATAATAAGGCGAACTATCACTATTTGTTAAACGGGTAGTGCCTACGCCTTTGCTTGTAACAATATCGCCTACTCGTAAAAGTAAACTTTCCTCTGTTAATAAATATATGGTTTGTTTTGCTGGAAAATCTAAATCTTCATAAACTGTTTGAATGTATCTAGCTTTATAATTATTCGCTAAAACAATTTTAGACCATGCAAAATCTTCTTCTTTATCGTCCATCGTGCCTACTGCGATAGTGCCATCCTCTAAAACGCACCAAAGCATTTTCCACGGGAAAGTTACATAAACCATTTGCCTTAGTCCTGGGAATAATATATCTCTATTGTTTTTAGTTACTTCTATTGGTAAAAAAGCATTATAAATATATTGATATTCAAGCCTAAAAATCTTTTGTTGTGAACTATCTGTAAAATATAAATATCTCCCTAAGACTGGCTTAATTGAGCTTATTGGTAATGCGTGCTGCGTATTAATACTAACTGTGCTTGGTGTGATCTTAGAATACATTTGCTGACCTTGTATGATCTGTCCGCCTCCATTAGTACCTATATGTAAAGCCTGATAACTTACAGCCCATTGAGTAGAAGTAGTATTAGGATTAATTCCTTCTATTGCAATTCCTGAATCATCTGTAACTTGGTAAGTATCGTCATTTAAGCTAGGAATAGATGGACTAAAAGTATCTAAATTGCTACCCATTGTAGCCCATGAAAAACCATCACGGAAAAACCATAATCTATCTTGATGAAGTGCTACCCTTTCTGGGTAGTTGTTTGCATACCAAGCATCTAAACGCCAATTTTTAGATTCATGGTGTGTTCCAACTCTTAAGATTGGATACTCTGAGTCTACTGTTACATTTATGTCTGTTGTTGTTTTAGAGTTAATGGTCATTACCGCCCATTTCTCCTCTGCTGAACTTGTGTCTGCCTGCCTAAATCTTAACTTTCTTCCTGCCACAAAAGCATCAAATAAAGCTCCTGATGTTCCTATCCAGTTATTGGCATTCCCTGCTTTGTTTACAATTTCTAAAAGTCCTGTTCCTGTATATCCATCATCTGTCAAACTAAAAACAGGAGTGCCTGCACTGCGAGGCTTAAATTTGTAAGCTGGGTTTAAATTTAATTCATCCCACGGCCCATCTTTAAAAACCCACGGAGCAATTGACCACTCCCATAAAGAAGTAGTTGTATTAAAAGTCCTTTTTAATTCTTTAGGAGCAAAATTTCTATGCACAATAATTAAAGAACTTCTAATCTTTGCAAAATCAAATTCATGTACCGCTTTACCCGTAATACCTGTAGAGCTTAAAAAAATTCCCCCTTCCACGGGGTCTATAATCTGTATTTGCCCGTCTGGCTCAAAAATAATATGTGCTGCTGTTCCTGCTGTAACTTGAAAACTTACATACCTAGAATAATCATCATAATTTTGAATTAACTGTGTGCCTGGCCTCCTAACTATTCCCCCTTCTGGTCTAACTATAAAATTAGTTAATTCTGCTGCACCTTCCAAATATTCTTTAGAATCAAATCGCCCTGCATAATGTTTAGAGAATTGACCTTGACTAAAATTAGTTTGATTAATACAAAATTTTGGCATTAATTAAAATTCCTTCCATTAAGCCAAGTTGTACTTTGAGTATATGTTCTTGACCCTCTGCCGACCGCTTTGCTTGCTGCTATGCCCTGCTTCTTTATAGAATTGCTATTAATATAATCTGTTTTTGTGTCTGAATGTTGAACGCTTGGAGCGACTAAACCAGCCATCTTAAATGCTAATGCCTCACAAAATGTAGCATCAAATTTACCGTAATCGTTACCGCCCATGATCTTAGTGTACTCAACAAACACTCTCAACGAATCAGATGTTAAACCTTGATCTACCTTTGCATAGTCTATATCTTGATTATCAAGGTCATAAACACGCCATATCTCTAAACAATCATTAGGTAAAGAATATAACTTAGAAAATTCACCATTTGTATAATCTGCAATAAATGTTAATTCTGTTTTTTTAACAGCAAAATCCCATCTTGAAGCCTGCAATAAACTTTCTATTGCAAAGGTTTCTACCTCTCTTAATTTTGCTATCTCTATCGTATTAGCATTAACGTCTAGCACTGGCTCTTTGCCTAACTGCAATAAAGCAAGATTAAATACATTCAAGCGAGAAACTAGCATATATCTATTATAACTTAAAAAAAAATACCCCCATATTGCTATGAGGGTATTCTTTAATTCACTAGGATTGAATTAAATTAAGAAGGGTCAGCGATACCGCTAGAAGTTCTAATTTCTACCATCTTAACTTCTTCGATTCTAACTGCACCAAGTCCACCACTAATGTAAATAGTTGGAACAAATCCACGCTCTACGTTTTCAGCTATTTGAATTTCTAAGCTGTTATTCGCTGCGATAAATGCACCTAATCCGCTTGTAGGGAATAGTAAGCATGATCTGTAATGGTTATTTGCACTTGCTGGGTCAGTGTTAGTTAGTAGCTGTGATCTGTAGAAGTCAATACCTAACCATGTACCAATGTAAGGGTCGCCCATCATTGGTTTATCGTATGGGTATAAACGGCTAAAATCACCACTCTTAAACTCAGGGATACCATACAACTGTGTTTCTTCTGCTGCTGAAATTACACAGTTAATTCTATCGCCCGGCTCTAAAGCAAAGTTAGAGTAAACTAATTCTTTTGCTTTAAGAATTTTAGCTAACGTGAATCCTGATTGAGCTCTATTCGTCCAAGTACCTGTACCGTTACCTGCACCGATAGGGTCTCCATCAAGGAAATTTACATCAACGGTTTGAGTGGAAGTAGGGAAAGCAGTGTTAGTGCCTCTGGTCTTTCCATCAACTGCTGTACCTAATGCTGCTGCGATACAAACTTCATCTATCTTACGCTTCCACGCTGCCACGCCTAAACGGACATAAGAAGAAGTAGGGTCTGTTAGCATCCTTGAAACATCAAGCTTTTTATCTACAAATTGAGTAACATCAAAAGTTTTGAAATCAACGGAACGAACGCTAAAAGTAGCATTAGTATAAGTGTTTGCTACGTTTGCGGTTGTTTTCTCACTCATTGATATACTGCCAAGTCTTGGGAAAAATTTAAACTCAGCATTAATATCACCCATAGTAACCAGTCTTTCAAAGACTGAATCCATTTGTTGAGAGAGAATACGGAAATTAGCAGTATATTGATTAATATACGCTTGACTAATAGTCATGGCTTTATATCCTTTTTTTAAATAATTAAACGCCTATCTACTGATAAGCAAAAACCTATATTCTTCTTTGCGTAAAGCTACCCTTTCGGACTTCACTATTAAACCAGCTACCCTTTCGGACTGGCCAAGAATTAATTTTATTATAACATAAAAAAATACCACCACATTATACGTGTGGTGGTACTCAAACAAACAAGGTCTAATGAAAATTAATTATATCAAGGTCTGATATATTTAGCTACTTCATTTGGATTAGATTTACTCATCGCTTCCTTAAGTTGAGATAATACAGAAGGCGGTAAATTACGCCCACCATTACGATAATAGTCATTAAAGTTAGATTTATCGCTCAATATCCTGCCAACTACCTCCTCTGGGGTTTCTTTAGCCGCTTGGTTTGCCGTCATTTGACCTATGTCTTTAGGGGCATTTTGAGCCTGAACATCATATAAAAATTGCATCAAATCGTTATCTGTATCTAACCTTGTTTTTAATTTATTGTATTGTTCTGGTGTTTTTGCGTTCTGCTTAAGGAAAGTATCTAATGTTGTTTCAATTGTACTTAAGTTATCCCATTTGCTACGTTCTGCTTTAATTTGCTCAACTTTTGCTTTCTCGTCTGCTTGTAAAGCCTCATAAGCTTCTCTTGACATTTTAGCGATAGAGCTAATCAACTTGCTCGCTTGCCCTTTAGTTAAACCTGCCTCGTGTGCATCCTGCTTTATTCTTTTTAAAACATCATCATCAAATTTATAATCAGGCGTCTCAATCTCATAACCGTCTGGTGTCTCAGGTCTGCCTAATTGCTTGTAAAGCTTATTCCAGTCTTCCTGAGAACTCTTCTCATTAGGTAAATTAACCTTTGTCCCCATTGCTCTTTGAGCATGAACGTATCCCGTCATTAAGCTGTTAATATCCTTAACTGAATCTAAATTTTTAGTGTAAGCTTCTTTTTCTGCTACGTCTTGAATATTATTTAAGTAATTTGTTTTGATTGCTTCAAAATCAATCTGGTTTTCTTCGCTCATCTTGTTCTCCTAGTCTCGATAAAAATTCTTGTTCTGTTAGCTCTATATTCGCTAATAATCTTAATACTACTGCTCTTTTGCCTTCAATAAAAGGAGTAAATTTACTATCCCAGCATGGTTTATGAAATTCAGCATATCCCATTAAATCAGCAATAATTAAATCCCACGTTGCTTTAGGAATACTTTGATAAGCTTCCCTAACATTTCGATAATAGTCTTTTTTATCAGTAAAAAAATCAGATATATATTTTGCAATACTTTTTATCAAACCATTCCACCTTGTTGTAATGCCATTGCTTGGCTTAAATCTTTCACTGCACCTGCCGCACCTTGCATATTCATTACTTGTTCTGCTTCTTGCCTTTGTGCTTTTGCTTGCTCAATTTCTTCACTCGACTTAATCATTTTTAAATCAGCACCTAAATTATCAAATATGTACTTAACTAATTTTTCTTCTTTTAAAGCCCCTAAAATACTAGGGTCTATTGCTTTTGTATTCGATAAGCTAATTAAAGCTCTTTCTAGTAAAGTAACTTTTTGAGCATTAACCGCATCATATAAAGCGCTTCTAAATTCTACCTTAAATTCAAAATCATCAGGGATATTTAAGTCTTTCCATTCTTGGAGTTGATTAAAAACAAATAAAAATGCTGGAGCTAAAAACTCATCTTCAATGCGTAAAATATAATTGGTTAGCTTTCTAACTCTAGCGTTTTCTCTTACGCTTGTTTCAGTTGCCGACATTTCAGCATTTTTAAAATCAATTAACAAATCAGAAAAAAAGCTTTGGACTATTCCATTACGCCTGCGATCTTCCATTTCTAAACTAATTGGTAAATTCGATACGGAGACTATAGGCTCTGGCTTAATAATTCCTGTAGTTAGTGAAGCTTCTTGCATTGATAGATACACTAAAGCTTTAGGGGATAAATCAACGCTTGTATCTACCATTAAATCGTAAGGTACTGCCATTGGTGGCGTTATCATTGTTTCAGCCGCACCAAGATTTGACTGAATCATGTTATTTAAAACTTTAATATCAGGTAAGGCTTTATGCCCAGGGCCACGCCCATAAGATGAACCTGCTTTACGCTTCCAAGATGGAGCGACAATAGGAAAAATACTATAGCCATCTTCCCATATCTTTATTTTTTTATCGTATATATAATAAAGAGAAACATAATCTTTTTTAGTTTTGAGGGAACAGCCTAAATTTTCTGCATATTTGCTTTTCATTATGCAATGCAAAATTGTATATTCTTTTTGCCCTGATTCTTTAATTTGTTTTTTATCGTGATCTGAACATTCTGCTTTGCTTAATCCGTCAAATTCACTTAACAAAACATCTAAATCTAATTTGTATTTTCTAAAAAAATAAAAAATATCATTATAACTATTACGCTTAATGTAACAATCTTGTGGCGGTAATCTGCAAAACCTGACATATTTTGCTTTGCCTTCAATCGTTGAGTGCATATAAGCGTAACCCTGCCCGTATAAAATCAAATCATCAGTTACATCACCAAAGCAGGTATAAAAGTTTGCTTTCGATCTGCCTAAATGCTCTAAAACCCTGTCTGTGGCAATCTGTAAATTTGTTTTAAGTTCAAATTCTTGCTCTTCTTCGCTTAATCCTTCAATCGCAAGCGAACCCCATTTTTTGCTTTGCGTTGCCATCATTGAAACTAAAGCGGAGCTTAAATCTTCTGCTGCCCTTTCTGGGGTTGAATCTAAAATTTTATTTTGGTCTATAAATCCATCTGTATTTGTGCTGTTAAATCCTCTTGATTCAGGGCTTAAATATTCAGAAATAGAACGCCATTCATTATCATAATTCGCTCTATCCTTTTCGCAATCTTCAAATGCCTTAAATAATTTTTGGCTCATTCTTTTTCCCTTTAGGCATTATTAAACCTGCTTTTAATTCTTCTTGCTGTTTCATTTGGTCAAGTGGGCTTAATGGTATGTTAGTATCAAAATCGCTTATAGTCTTCCTTCCAGCGAGTAAAGCTAACTGTTTTAAAGCCTGCTTCCTTGCTTTTTGCATTGCAAACGCTGCGGTCTGTTCTTCGTTTAAATCGTTAGGTATTCCACCCTGCATACAATCATTTTACATTATTTTTGTAACTTGCAAATTTTGGAAGATTTAATCTAAGTTTATTTTTCTGTAAATGATGGACTGGGATTAAATCTAACTTAAAAGCACTTGCCATACACCTTATAGCATCTGCATTGTGTGAATGTTGGTCATGGACTGGCACTTTAGTAAATGTTCCTTCTGCATTTTTTTTACGCTTATAATTTCTTAAATCATTAATTAATCGCCTGCACCGTTCTTTATCAAAAAAACAAAAGCTTAAAACTTCTTTTACCCATTCAATATTCCCTGCTAAATCTTTTGTTTTCGGGATAGTAATAATCTTTAAGCCTTTTTGTTTTCTTAACGCTTCTACCCTTGATTGGAGCTTATCTGTTCTGTCCTGCCTTTTATCCCCGTCCCACGGTAAAAACCATACGTCAATACTGTATTTGTTTTTAATCATGTCCGTAAACTGCCCACTAGCCATATCTCTGCTTACAAAATTATCAACAATGTTAATTACATTCTTTTCAGGATGTTGATGTATAACAGCCGTCATTAAATCCTCTCCCTCTGCTAAATCTAAACTTGCAAAAGTTTGAAGGTTTGAATTATGCGGTACATAAGCTATTCTGCCTTCTTCATCTATAGCGTGCATTTGATGTTTAAAGTATGCACCTGAAGCACTTGCTTTAAAAGAACAATAAAATTCTTGCATTGCAATTTCGGGATCCATGCCTTTAGCAATTAATTCATTTACATATTCTTTAGTGATTACTGGCTCACCTGTATTGTAATAAGTATCTTCTATGCCAAGTAACCATGCTTTTTTTGTATTAGAAGCATGTTCAATATTATAAAGATAATCTCTATGTGCATGGTTTTCGCCTTTTGGCGTACCAACTTTAAAGCTAAAGCCGCCATTTTGAGCAAGGATTGGGCTAAAAATTTCTTCAAATACTCCAGGTCTCCATTCAGGGTATTCATCGCAAATTACACCGATTGGGTTTAACCCTCTTAAATGATTAGCTGTTCCATCTGAGCCAACAACGCCAACAAGCCTGTAAACTGAACCATTAACAAGCTCTAATGTCATTGCGTGGTTATCTTTACGCTTCCAAAGCTTTTTAGGGAATAATTCTAAATACGGGATAGCTTGTTCATCAGGGTCTCTTGTTACTCTTCCAAGTCCGTTCCATATTGCCGCCCTTGCTTGAGTTAAGCTAGGGAAAGCATGAATATATAAGCCTCTATCTTCTATCATTCGAGGCAATGCGATACATAGGGGTACTGCTGTTGATTTCCCCGCTCTTCTATGGACTATTGCTATCCCGTCTAGGTTTTTTCTTAATCTTCCGTTTTCGTCTCTTGAATTAAAAAATTTATACCAATCATACTGATAAAATGTAGGCTCAAACTTCCCCCATAAATTGTTTAATATTTCGTTACATTCTTCTGCGGTAACTTTAGAATCAAATTTTTCTACAGGGGCTACATATTCGCTTGCATCGTAAACATTTGCATAATGCAAAGCATGTGTAGGGTCTGCTGCAATATCCCGCCAATTTTTAACATTAGTTAAATCATCATTCAGTGATATTACTCCTTACCCAAAAAATTATAGCTTCGTCAAAATCCCCATTCTCAATCCTTTGAATTAAGTTAAGCACCCTTGAACTCTTTGATACAAATTCAAAAAATGGCTCTTGTTTTCTTTTTACGGTAAGATACTTGTCAAAACAAGTTAAATGAATTAAAAAACAACATTCATCCCAGATTTTTCTATTTTCAAGATATTTTCTAACTGCTTCTTTTGCCCTACTGTAAAAATTTACATCCTCAATAGATATTTCAACTTGAGAACCAATAACTAAAGGGAAGGACGATGCAACTGTTTGCCCTGTAATATAGTAACCTTCAAAAAGTGCTTTTTCTATTTGCTCTTCGGTGTAGGGCAAATTTAAAAATTTACTCCTCTCTTGAAATAATTTTAAAAAATACTCAAAAGCACCATTAGGGTAAAACCTATATAAATAATCAATTTCTTCTTTTTTCATTTTTCTATCTCCTTGTTTCCTGTTAAAACTTATACCATTTTTTATTCAATCAGTTTCATGTCCTCAATATTTGTTTCTTCTTTAATTAATATGATTTTACCGTCTTTCCCTTTAACTTCTTTAAATTTAGGTACATAGAGTTTAAGATTATGATCTGCTTGTTTCCTTGTTGATTCTGCTGCAATTAAAATTTTATCTTCTGTGTAGATAGATTCTTGCATATCATTTAGTAATCTAACTCTAGTCATTTTGGATTTAATTAAAGCATTAGTCGCCTCTGCTGGGTCTAATTCTACAGCCGCTTGTTCTACTTTTTTCAATTCATTGTAAAGCTCAACTCTTTCAGCTTGAATATCAAATTTTTTATCTTTAAAAAATTTTCTTGAATCGGTCATTTTAATTCTTTTTTAATCTCTTCATCTAATATCTTAAACTTTCTATCCACGGAGTCAAGCCAATAATG